CGCTGTGTCGGGAGCATATGACGAAGTCGGACAATTGATACGTCCTCCCCGTCATAATACTCTTTTCCGCAAGACTCTCTGAACTTACCAGTCCAGAAAGACTTGCTCGAATTGACCTTGAGCCCAAAAGACTCAAGCAACTCGACAACGGAATGCACAGTATCAATGGGGACAATAATGTCGTCCCCATAGACGCGCACTTCCCCGATCAGACTTTTCAAGAAAGATCGGGAAATCTGGGTGTTGCGCACTTTGGCAATTCCCATAACGGCAATAGTCAAAAAGACCATTGCTTCAACGGGAAAGCAAAGTGCGGATCCCATAGATGCAAACTTGGCTAGGCGAATTACGCCATGGCCAGGCACATCAGCCTTCCGTGAACGACAAGCTTCAACTCCATCACGAAGATGGGGCCAAAACTTGAACATCTCACGTACGTGCTGATTGGAAACACGGTCGGATGCTTCGCTCAAGTCGAGCGTTGCTAAGGGCGACCTACCGGAAGCCCCGTCTCTGGCCATGTGCTGATTAGGCACTTGGTCATCGAATCCGATCAGTTTACAGAGGATGTCATCCCTCTGTATTGACTGCACGAATTTCTCCATCAGCCCCTGCTGCACGTACTGCATGCAGGTCGGTTCGATGGCGATAATTCGAGGTGTTTTCAGCGTCTTAGGCACTGCAACTACCTTAACAGGTAGTTCGGCACCAGGATCCAAGATGTCCACTGGGTCCTCATTGAGAAAATGAGAGAACGACGAGAATAGAAACTCTCCGTGAGGAAAGTAATATTCAAGTCGCTCTGGCCAAACAGACTGAAGAAACTTGTTGTTTCCAACAAGCTTATCAGCAGTTTTGCCGGGCCCATGCTTGGGAACGATGGAACCGTCATAGACACAACGATCTATGAAGGAAAACACTTTCCCAAGAGTAATAGATGCGGCTAAACCAAATTCCTCTTTCAAGGATTCTGGAAGCTGAGCATCGTGTAGTCGGACATCTTGTTCACACTCGATGTACTTCCGAAAAGAGGCTTTAATCCTTGCATCACTGCAAGGAAGATTCACTTTACCGAACAGCAGAGTAATCTGCCGTAGGGAGTGAATAGCTTCTATCGAAGGTTCATCAAGCAACACACCAGTCTGCGTATTGAACAACTGAGAGGTGAAACCCAACAGCAATGTTGGGAGACGCCCTTTCTTCTCAAAACCTGAGAAGGAAGTTGTCTCTACCACACCAGAGTCTAGACCTTTTTGGAGGTCTTCGCAAAAGTGCGGCAGGGCTATCGTGAGAAACGATAGCCCCTCGTGTTCAACACGTTTCGTGATTCTTTTGAAATCACGAGTGGTGCTTGTGCAACATCTAGTCCCTGATTCTTCAAGGACTAACTTCAGGAGCAGCATGTGGCTTTTCATCCATCCCTCCTTAAATGAAGGGTAAGTGGAATCCAGTGCCAAAACTCCTACCGCATTACAGAATCAGTTCTC